TCACCAAAAAGGAAGTCGAGGCAGAGCTGGAAGCTCCGCCAGCCAAGGCGAAGTCGCCCCGGATCAAGACGGTAAAGTACGTGGCTGAAGTGCCGGTAGCGCCGGCGGTAAACACGGTCGAGGTACCCACGGCATCGGGCACAGCGACGATCCCCGCAGTCAACCTCACTTCCAGTGATCTAGCCGACGAATGAAAACCGTGCAGCAAGTGATCTACGCGGCCTCCGTGCAGCTGGCAGACCAACGCCCGCGGCAAGAGTACACGCGCTGGTCCATGGCGATGCTGGTGCAGTACCTCAACGATGCGATGGCCGAGATCTCCAGTATTCGGCCCGAAGCGTTCGCGCTGCGCCAGTGGGTGACACTGGTACCGGGATACATCCAGACCGTACCTGGCCCGACCACGGCAGTGCCACAGGGCACGATGTCCTTCGTCAAGATCGAGCAGAACGCCGATGGCACCATGGCCTACGAGGGCGACACGGAGCTGCTGAAGGCGGCCGGTACCGCGCCCTTGGCGTTGTCACGGATTCGCTACGACGCTTCGGGGAACGTGATTTTCAACGTGCGATCCTACTCGATCGACTCGACGGACCCCAAGACCTACTACGTGGACCCGCCGGTGCCGATCGGGGTCAACCCCAGCGTGCTGGCTTCATTCGTCTGCAATCCGTGGGTGTACACCGTGCAGAACTTGAACGAGGTGGTCGACGTCGCGCCGGGCATCTTCAACCTGGCGCAGGACTACATGCTGGGCCGCGCGTACGAGATCGACAGCGAATCGGCCGAGTCCAAGAGCAACAGCGTCAAGCACTTTCAGCAGTTCTACCAGTTCTTCGGTTTGAACTACAAGCAGACCAGCGCCTATCGGTCGGCCAACTACGGCGGCAACACGGCGGCCGGTAACGCGGCGGTGGCCTCATGAGCTACAACGCAGAGTACGACGCACAGGGCAACCAGATTGTCCCCTTGGACTCACTGCTGCCTTCGGTACTGAGCCGCGTTTCTGCGCTGCCCTACAGCGCGGCCGTGGGGATGCTGCAGATCAAGTACACCGAGTTCGCGCGGGCGGTAGGCAACATCCGCACGGTGCTGCGCATCGACACGCAGAAGGATGTCGGCCGGTACCCGCTGCCTATCCCTGCAGGGCACTTCCTGCACTCGGTACGCTCGATCCATGTGGGCTGCCGGGATGAGCACCACTTCGACTTGCCTGACTACTGGCAGGGCTGGAATGGGCTGTACCGTGGCCAGCGCTATCGCCTCGACGAGTCCAACGCCCTGGTGCTCGACCGAGCCCCCGGGCAGGATGGGCAGTACCCCATCTACGTGCGCGTGCAGCTGGTCCCCACGTCAGACTGCCTGGACATCCCCGCCGATATCGCCACGATGTACGGAGACGGTATCGCCGCCGGCGTTGCGGGCGAGGCGATGAACGTGCGCGGCAAGCCCTGGTATGACCCGGGCAACAGCGTGCGGGTCATGAAGATATTCTACCAAGCGATCAACGATGCCAAGGCCAACGCCGAGCGTGGCAAGCTGAGCACGTCGTACATGAGGGCGCGTCGATGGATCTGAGAATTGGCCTGGTATCGACTTCTAACCCGCGGCTCAGCGTGCAGACAGTGCCGCGCGCTGACGTGGTGCTTACCAGCGTGGTGCTGCAGATCCAACGGCTAGGGATGGGGGCCAATTACGCCTCCTACTCTCCGATCAGTGTGGTGGGTAACGTACTTACGTTCCAGTTCGACTCGTTGCTATTCGACGGCCTCTATGGCCGGTATGCTGGCACACTGGTATATAACAGTGTGCCCTTCGCATTACTGCAGTTCCAGTACACTACAGACGTCCTTCTCAGCCCAGCGCAACAGATATCGACGACGGGACCCTATCGTCCTGACTTGGACTATGACTCGACCTGTACCGACCCGAACTGGAGCGGCACGGGGATAGGTGGCCCCGGCACCTTCATCGGCCTCAAGGACTGCCCGCAGAGTTACGCTGGTTTTTCCGGGTATACCATTGCTGTCAACCCCACAGAAACAGGACTGCAGTTCAAGAGCTTTGGCTCTGCCCTCAATATCTCGGTCGCTTCAGCGAATGGTTTTACTGGGGTAGTAACGGTACCGACCCCGACGACACCTACCGTCACGCTAGGAACATCCATCACGGGTATTCTTTACGGTAATGGAGTCGCATTGTCTGCAGCGATTGCTGCCAACTTCCCTACCCTCAACCAGAGCACGACGGGGAATGCGGCGACGGTTACGACCAACGCGAACTTGACGGGGCCGGTAACCTCGGTGGGAAACGCGACGGCCATCGCTCCTAATGCGGTCACGAATACCATGCTGGCGACCGCAGCGGCGACCACGCTCAAGGGCAACAATACAGCGGGTGTAGCGAACGTCATTGACCTGACAGTGGCGCAGGTCAACGCGATGCTGCCTGCGTTCACGAGTGCCCTAAAAGGGCTCGTGCCGTTATCCGGCGGGGGCACCGTCAATTTCCTGCGGGCTGATGGCACCTGGACAGCACCCGGTACTGTGACCAGTGTAGGAGTATCAGGAGGGACCACGGGGCTTACCACTTCTGGGGGACCGATAACGGGGGCAGGCACTATCACCATTGCGGGGACGTTGGCCTTGGCCAATGGAGGCACTGGGTCTACCACGGCAACAGCAGCACGAACGGCGCTTGGTCTCGGAACAGCAGCCACTCGCACAGCGTCCGGTGCAGCGGGTAACCTGGCGGCACTGGATAATACGGCCCAGTACACCAAGGCTCAGTCCGTCGTACCTACGGTACTTACCTACGCGGCTACGGTCACGCCGGATGCCAGCACGAGCAACAATTTCGGCCTGGTGCTCGGCGGGGCCTGCACGCTGGCCAACCCCACCAATCTCATCAGCGGCATGGAGCTTCGTTTCGCTATCGACCAAGATGCCACCGGGGGTCGTGTATTGTCTTTCGACACCCTCTATAAATGGCCCGGCGGGGTGATACCGACATGGGTTACTACGGCATCAGCAAAAAACTTCTTTTGGGCCTACTACGATGGGGTCATACTCCGCTGTAATGGTGGAGCAGGGTACGCTTGATGTATCGCTATATGCACTGCGAGGAATAAACCATGCTTGTAGCAACCCCCGGTGTCATCGGTGTACTGCAGTCCTCAGCGCCCGGCTCAGCCCTCGTCATGACAGTCGACGGGGCCTACGCAACGTATCTGGCCGGGCTACTCACGGGCGGGGCCTGGACGTACGCGAAGGCCCAGGTGGGCAACTCGGTCGAAGTGATGAAGATCACGGGCATCACGGGGCAAGTCATCACGGTAACTCGCGCCCTCGACAACACGACCGCTCTGAACTTCGCCGCTGGCCAGACGCTGGAGTTCGCCATGGGCGCTTCGGCGGTGGGGGACCTGATCACAGCGGCGGCTCTCGCGCCGGCGATCGTCTTCACGGGGACAGGAGCCTTGACAGTGACAGAGACTTCGGCCAACCACTATACTTTGGACGTGCCCACGCCTGCGATCACCAGCACCAATGCCTCGCTTCTGATCACTTCGTCAGGCCCATCGCAGTTCAACCTCGCCATCAACACCACCGCGATCGGCTACTGCCCAACCGCCTAATTTCAGGAGCACGTAGTGGCCTACAAGAACGCTTACGGTATCTCGGGGTACCTCACCCAGCCACTGCCTGCCTCGCTGACGGCGACGCTCATGCAGCTCGATGCCAGCAGCTCAGCGCAGCTATTAGCCCTGCTTGGGTCTGCCGACTGGACCTTCATGCTGCTGGGGTCCGGTGCGACGGCTGAAGTCGTGCAGGTGTTCTACAGCGCCACGACCAACTTCCCCATCACGCGCCAGCAGGGCAATAGCCTCCTCAACGCCCATGTCATCGGCGATCCCGCCGTATTCGAGCTTACCGCTGCAGCGGTAGCCTCAGAGGTCACTCCGGTGGCCATGAGTGTGACAGGCACGAATCTGGTATCTGCCACGACTTCCGGGCTGAATGTCACGGTCGACGTTCCCGAGCCGCTGTTCGTGGGTAGTGGCATCACCATCACGGGCACCTGGCCGAACCTCACCTTCACTCAGATCGCCGACGATACAAGTTGCTGCGGTGGGTCGGGCACAGGTACGACGGGGGGCATCACCAGTCTGTACGGCTCCGGCCTGGCCGTAGTG